TCAGTGTCGCTGTGCGCCGGTCGCATGCCCGACCAGCTCGCTGAAGAGGTCGTCCTGCGCGGCACCATCGCCCAATTCCTTGAGCACCCGCGCCATCGCCGGGACCGTCATGCCGAGCTTGGACAACCACTGCCCTAGCTCCTGCTTGAGCCTCGACTCATCGGTGGCCCACGGTGCCGGGTACGGGTTGCCCTGCGCCGAGATCAACGTGCGTCCTTTGGTCTCGCACATCTTCCCCGCGTCGAGCCACTGCTCGAAGGTCTGGATGGTGACGACCATCGCCAGGCCGGAGGTCGCGTGCCGAACGCCTGCTGCCTGCAGCGCCCTGGTCATGTACTCCCACAGCCGCCTGCGTCGTGGCGTCACTTCAAAATCCGGCGGCATCTCGGGGGTCTGCGCGCCCGCCTGCCCGTTGCCCGTCCTGTCCACTGCGCTCACTGAGCCTTCCTTTCCTCGGGTGTCATGAGCGAAGGTCGATTCGACCGTTCGCCTGTTGGTGACCCTGTCTGTTGACCCCCCCGGGGGGTAGTTTTTACTTCCCATAAAAATCCAGCTGGACGATCGGTGTCCGGCGTGTCACTGCCGACTTTTGACCCGCCCTCCCCCCTCTGGGGGTGCCCGATCACGACACCACTCCACGGCTGGCCAGCAGGCGCAGCAGGTGGTTGCGGGCCTCGATGAGGAGGACCGTCCGCTCGGTCGGGTCGACCGGCAGGCGAGGCGAGATCCAGACGGCTGCACCCGACGAGAGGTTGCGAGCCTGGAAGGCCAGCGCCGTGCGGTGGGGCTGCGGTACCGCGTCGATTGCCGCATCCATAGCTTGGGCCGTGTCGTCGTTGAGCGCGTCATCGAAGACGCTGAGGTCCGCGCGTGCCTTGCCTTGGGCTTGAGCCATGCGGCACGCAGCGTTCACGCCGTAGAAGCCTCGGCCGTACTGGTAGCCCGAGGACCAGCGGTGCCAGCCGACCAGCAGTTTGTCGAGGATGGAGTCGATGCCGTCGTTCATCAGCATGGTGGGCATTCAGGAGGGTTGAGCAGAAGTTGACAGACGAGGCGAACGGCGAGCCGAGGCCAGGATGGCGGCGATGCGTTCGCGGGTGGCCGACGGAGGTGGGCCGACCTTCACGGCCGAGGTAAGGCGCAGGTGTGGCGCCGGGATCGGTTCTCCCCAACCCCGGGCGAACTCGCGGTTGAGTAGCCATTCCCAGCGTTTGCGACAGTTCCCGAAGGGCTGACCTGCGAGTTCATGACTCATCTCGCAGGCGGCACGCCAGACCGCTGGGTGGGTCCACTCACCCATGCGTCCAGCGGCACGTTCACGCAGGCCTTCGACGGCTTCGCACCATGCCCATTCCGGCTCCATGCCGGGGCGACAGAGTCGTGCGAACTGGCTCACGTCCGGCGGGTATGCACGGCTACGGCAAGCGTTGAGCCCACGAGCGATTTCCTCAGGCGCGAAACCCGCCAGGACGGCCGACCACTGGGCGTGCACTGCCTGGGCGCTGGAGCTGGCGTACATGTCGGCGATGCGGTCTCCGAACTGCTCGGAAAGGCGCAAAAACAGGCGTGCTGCCAGGCGAGGATCGAGTTCACCGGCAGGACCGGTCAGGGTCGGCGCCACGGCGTCAGAAAAGTGGGCGGGCTTGGACATCGACGGTACGAGCTTTAAGGGTTCGGGAGTCCCCGACGGGCCTGCCTTCGGCGATGTCGGCCATGTCGGAGAAGAAGGTGCGGCGGTGCCGCTTGACCTCGGTTTCGGGCTGGATGCGGCGGCCTGCAGTGGACGAGCCGGCACCCCGGCCGGCAGCGCGCTGCAGCCATTCGAGCTTGAAGCCGGTCCAGCCCATGGCCATGGCTTCGGCCAACGCGTTGTCGGCGGTCCAGCCGGCGGCCACGGCCTGGTGTAGCTCGGAGGCGAGCATCGACAACGCCGACTGCGTGAGCGGGGCCCGCTTGCGCTTCCGGTGCAGCAGGTAGTCCGACCAGACGGCGGGCGAGATCTCCGGCAGCGCGCTCAGATCGAGGTCGGTGCTCGCAGCTTTGGGCGGAGGCGGAGGCGGCGGCGGCGGAAGGCCATCGGCAAGGCCGGTGGCTTGACCGATGGCGGTTCCTTGATGGTTCTCTGACGGTTCCTTGATGGTTCCTTTACGGTTCAGGGTGCACGTGGTGCGGGGGTGGGGTGCATGTGGTGCGGGGGTGGGGTGCACCTCGTGCGGGGGTGGGGTGCACGTGGTGCGGGGGTGGGGTGCATCTCCTGCGGGGGTGCACGGCGTGCGGGGGTGCACGTGGTGCGGGGGTGTTGCCCGATTTGCAGGCACATCCAGCTTTTCCGGAACCACGATCTGATAGACCGAGGACCGCCCTGCCCTGTCGGAGATTCGCAGGTAGTGGTTGGCCAGCAGCCAAGCGATCGCCATCTGCACCGTGCGCTCGGACAGGCAGGTACGAAGCGCGATGCTTGCAACGGACGGCCAGCACACGCCCTGGTCGTTGGCGTTGTCGGCCAGGCTCACCAGCACCGCCTTCTTCGGCGGCGCCATCTGCAGCGGCCAGCACTGGCTCATGATGATCGTGCTCATCGTCGGCGCCCTTAGCCTGGACCAGCCGTGCTGGCAGCGCGCTTGGCATTGCGCGACAGCCGGAATAGCAATCGGATTTCGGCCATCGCCTGCTCGGTGATGGCATCCGCCTCGGCCTCGCTGATCGCACCATCGGCTGCAGCTTGGAGGCCGAGCTCGGTGAGCTTGCCGCCGGCCACGCCCAAGTGCAAAAGCTTGTCCTGCAAGGCCATGATCTCGTTGGGCCAACCGCCAGCAGGCGCTGCATCGACCGTCTCTGCTGCCATGCCGAAGCGCCCGTTAAAGGCATGGACCCAACCGAGCGCGTCGGGGCGGTTCATCTCCTGCAGCCATTCGGTCAGCATCTCGGCCATCTCCAGGCTGATGCACTCACCGTCGACGTGGCGCAGCTTTGCCCGCAGGGTCTCGGGATGGATGGAGCGACCACGGCGCTCGGTCAGGAAGGCGGCTGCGGCCTTCACGCCTCCCGGGGCCTGGCGCACCGAGTTGTAGATTTCATCGCGCCAGTCGGCGCCGGAGTAACGGCAGGTCATGGAGTTCTACCTTGACGGGGTAAAGATTTCAGGGTTTCGCTGGAGCACGCCGAAGGCGAGACTTCAGACATGAGAGAGAAGAAAACAAAGCAGGGCGGGCGGGCACGCGCCTCTATGAGGGGGGCGCAAGGTCGGCTTGGTCACGGAATGGGTACCGGCTTCGAGCCAACACTTGCTCGAGACTCAAGATCCGTTGCTCGCTCACAGCACCGCTGTCTTTCAGCTCCCAGACGAGAAGTTCGAAGCCCGCAAGAAGCTGCGAGAACTGAAGAAAGCCGCTGGTCAGCGTGTTCGCTAGCCGGCTTTCGGCTTCAGACCGGGCGCATCTGGGTAATGGGTAAGCGGCGTCCCACAACAGCGCAGGTCCAGCCAGCCAGGATGCTCGAAGCCGCCGCACCAACTCCACGAGCTCTAATTCAAGATGTGCGCAAAGCTGGTGCTGCGCAGGCGGCGGAATCCACACCTCACCGGTCACCGCTGCAGAGAGCTCTCCTGCGCCATCCGCGAAGGTTGAATTCGGCGCCGCATGAAAAGACGATCGCTCACTGCAGGCGGTGGCAAGTCGCAACGCGCCGCGGCGTCGCCGGTACGCGATGGGCCTAACCGGACGCATGGCAACCGCCCAAATGATCACGATGGTCAACCGCCTCGAACACATCGAGAACTTGCGCGGCGACCATGCCAGCTTTGAAAAAAGACCACACCTGATCGGGGCTAAGCTGGTACTGCGTTGCACATTCGCGGATGAGCCCCTGCGCGAGTTGCAACGTCATTGGGGTCGGGTAGCAAGTCAGCTTTTCACTCATAGCGAGCTTTCACGGCAGACAGCACGTTGGCCACCACACGCCGCTGTGACGAACGCGTTTGCGACCCCTGCCGCAGATCCCCAGACATACGCAGATCGGTCTCCATGGGCAATCAAGCGCATACGTTGCAGCCTGAATCGGTGGGTCTTAGGCAGATGCATGGCGAGCTTCATCCACCTCGTAAATGGGCTGAGAAATGTGTGAATCACGCAGAACATTCCAGGCGACATCTGGGCGAAGGTCCTCGCAAAGCACAGGATGTCCGAGTTGCCTTGTCGCGCGCTCGATCAGCGGGCAATGCTCCGCAGGCACTCGGCGTCCATTGCCCTTCCACTGGTTGACAGCCCCTTTGCTAACACCCAAAAGCGTCGCGAGATTGGTCTGCGATCCCAGCACGTCAGCAGCTCTATCGATAGCTTCCATAAGCGATCCTTGTACAGAATTTCAGAACAAGTATAGAGATTCTGGACTCATTAAGTCAACAGATTCGCGACCTGCGGCGTATAGATTTTCTTTACATTCCTAGAATGGACACGAAAAATTGGGTGCGCTCTGCGCGCCAGCTCGCGGGCTTGACCCAGGAACAGCTGGGCAACCATCTCGGCATGACCAAGGGCAACGTCTCGGGGTGGGAGAACGGGCGGCATCTGCCAAGCTTTGACCAGATGCTAAAAATATCTGAGATCACTCGCCAACCGCTTCCCGCTGGTGCGCAGCAGGCGACCGAAACATCAGCTGAATACGTAGGCTTTGCACGGTCTCCGAGACGCATACCAGTGATAGGAACCGCAAAGTTGGGTGGAGATGGTTTTTACGAAGAGATCAGCACCGCGCCAGGTGCAGGTGATGGATACCTCGATATAGACAGCGAAGACGGACATGCCTATTGCCTCAGAGTTCGTGGCATGTCGATGTTCCCCGCCATCCGCGACGGCTGGTATGTCCTTGTAGAACCTAACCAACGCTGCCAGCCAGGCAGTTACGTACTTATCCGCCTTCGCGATGGCCGCAAGATGGTGAAAGAACTGTTGTTCGAGAGGGATGGCACTGTGGAAGTTATGTCCATCAATGGCGGCGAACGCCTCTCGATAGACCGTTACGACCTTGAACAAGAGCGCGGCATGCAGGCAGTGGGAGCGGTACTACCTCCCTGGAAATGGAAGCCCGAATGATCGCCAGATCGATCTATATATCTATGTATAGATTCACTTGACCTTATTTGGATAGTATTCCTATACTTCGCTCCATCACATCGATGGAGCGAACATGCTTTCCTGCATTGCACCCCTGCGCAGCTACCGCGCAGCCCTCATCCCGCTTGGGATCGAGGGCGAAGACGTAGAGACCCATGCTGCCGCCGGCACCCTGCCGACGACCCGCGTTAAAGCCCGCGACTGCCAACATGCACAGTGGGCCGCTCACCACCTCACCGGTCGCCCAGTTCATTCGGCCGAGCGCGTCGAGGAGGCGATGGCGTGAGCGGCGCCGTCGAGATCTGGGTGCGCAGGGAGGACGGCCGGCGCACGGCCTCCTACCGGGTAGGACCTGCAGGCGTCTGGAATGACCTTAAGGCTAGTGCTGCCGAGAAGGCATTGCGAGCCGGCCAGATCACACTCGGCAAGATCACCCTGCCTGTGGTTTCGCGTGACGCGATCGAGGCACGTGAGTTGCCGCCGATGCCTGCACGGCCAGGCGCAGCTGCGTTCAAAGCCCAGGCCGCATTCCTGAAAGCGCTGAGCAGCCGCACCAAACACCTTGCCGGGGGTGGGCGATGAGCACCATCCTATTGTTCGGCTCGACGCTGGGCCTGGTTGGCGCCTTCGTTGCGGTTATTACCGTCGTGGCTCGCGAACATGCCCGAACAGCAGCACGCTACCGGGCGGCATGTAAGGCAGTGCACAGCGAGTTTGCCAATTGCAGTCCGCGGGCAAGCCAGGTTGCAGATTGGATTCACGCCGCCGGCGACGACCGCTCCACTGCAACGATTCAAGAGTTGGGCGTGTCTCTAACGGCCACGCCTGCCGAGCACCCGAGAAGTTGGCTTGCGCCGTTTGGCAGGAGCCAGCCCGAGCGCCGGGCAAAGCGGCAGCGCGGTCACGTCTACCTTCCCCTCGCGCACAACCTCGCGCTGGTGGTGTCGGGCGCTGCAGTTGCTCTGGCGCTTCTGTGCTGCGACGACGGACCAAGCACCCTCGCCGCAGACCAGACCGTTCAGGACGATGTTCTGGCGGTCGAGTCAGCTCATGCGGCAGCTTCTGCTCAGGCGTCTTCAAACGTAGTGCGGCCGGTCGAATCCGCAGTGGTCGCCGCGCTGCAGCCCCTCCCGCTGCCCCTTCACGCCACAGGCTCTGTGCGCTAAGAGGTCCAAGCCATGGACGCGTTTAGCAAACAGCTCCACCTGCGCGGTCGCGTGTATGAGGTTCGCTTTCAGGGCGAACCCGCCTACATGCTGCCGCTCATCGAGCGGGTCCGCGAACGAGGTTTTGTCGCTCACGTCGAGGCGGTATTCGTTGGACCCGACGCCATGGCCTGGGTCGAACTTCACCGAGAAGCCTTGCGCGCAGGGACCACGTTGAACGACCTGCAGCTGCTCGACATCCGCGCCAAAGACCCGCGCGACAACCTGCTGACCGCCGTCGTGCGCACGCCTCCAACCATCGCGCCGCCCCGACAAGCGGGCGCATCCCTTTCCCCCAGTCCCCAGGCCGAGCAGGCCTAAACCGGTATTTCCCATGCCTACAAAAGTCCGAGCCACGCCCAAAATTCCCCCGGCCTCTGCAATTCCGGCGCCCGCAGTCGCGCCGATCGCCACGCACGACGCTGGCGACATCCTCCGCAACGCCTGCGAAATCATCGACTCTCGCGGCCGAGAGCGCGACAACGCCGGCGGCGACCGGCCTGCCCAACGCAGCATGCTGACCATCGTCTCAGTGTTCAACCTTATCGAGGGGACCGACCTCGACGAACGCCAGGGTTGGGCCTTCATGCAGGTGCTCAAGCAGGTGCGCGCCGCCGCCGCTGCGCGCAATGGCCGCCCCAACCTCGACGACTTCCTTGATGGCGCCGCGTACGCAGCGCTGGCCGGCGAGTCGATGGTGTTCCCCGTCGAGGCGCAGCAATGAGCACCTTCATCCTCACCACGCACGGCGCGGACTACCACGTTGGTGGTTTCAACCAGCACGAAAACAGCCGCGTGGACGGCCCCATCGCCATCGAGGTGATCGCCCATTCCCTGGCCCAAATCAACCGATTCACCGGGCACGCCATTCGCCCTTACAGCGTCGCCGAGCACAGCCTTCTGTGCGTCGAAATTGCCGAGCGGTTGCAGCTCAATCCATGGGCGCGCATGGCGGCACTCATGCACGACGCGCATGAAGCCTTCACGGGCGACATCAGCAGCCCCGCCAAGTGGGAACTTGGCACTGCATGGAAGAATTTCGAGGACACCCACAGCTGGGCCGTGCGGCGCGCTTTCGGTCTGCACGAACGCTTCCGCCTCTATCACGAACAAGTCCAAAGGTGCGACCTGATCGCGCTCGCGACCGAGCGGCGCGACCTGCTGCCCTTCAAGCCGGGCGTCAGCAGCCCCTGGCCACTGCTGGATCGTCCAGGCTTCGAGATCCCGTGCGCCCACTGGACCGATCTCAATACGCTGAAGCGCAAGCAGCGTGACTGGACAGAATGGCGGGATCTGTTCCTGGAGAAATTCCGCAGTCTCAAAGGCGCTAGCGTCGAGTGGTTCGCGGCCAACGTCCGGGAGCACCAGGCATGAACCGCAGCATGACCACCATAGCCGCCGCGCTGGTCCAGCGCAATCACTGGCCCTTCGCCGTGCCAATCGAACGCACGGCAGAGGCGCCCCGGGCTAACTCGCGCACTTCGTGCATCCGACAGGAGCTGTCCGAACGCGGCCCGCTGACGGCCCTGCAGCTCGCGTGCGCGCTGGAGCTTGAATCGGTGGGGCTGGTGGGTGCCCTGTTGAAAAACGTCCGGCCGCGTGATCTGCGACCGCACGGTCAGCCCGGTCCGCTATGGCCTGTGCGCATCGTTCGACTGCGACCTGCGCCGCGACCTGAGCAAGGCGGCAGCGCTGCTGCGCCGGCACGGCTTCACCGTTGTAAAGGAAAAACCATGATGAAGACCGCACAGCGCCTTGCCGCAAGGCGCGCCATAGCCAAAGCCGCACGCCATGACAACGCCACGGCAGGCTTCGCCACCATCGCCCGCCACCAGCCCATCGGCATAAGCGCCGCGCACAACCTGGTGCTGGCCGAACAGGCCTTCAAAGACTTGGCCGCCGGCAGCGCCGACCACGAGTTGTTCGGCGTCCTGGCCATGGCGATCAACTGCTCACTGGTGCGCGCCGAGACTATCGACCCGCTACTGGAGCAGACCATGCAACGCGCCGTGGTGGCGATGGTCGATGCTTTGGGCATCTTCGAGCGGCATGGCCGCTGCGGCTTCACCGGGCCCGGCCTCGACGCCGTGCGCCAGGCGCTGGATGCTTATGACGCCATCGCCCGCGCTAGCAACCCGGTGCAGATGCAGGCCGCGCTGACCGAGGTTATGCGCCGGTATCGCAAGCAGCAGATACCCGCAGTTCCACCTACTGAAGAGCTGATGCCATGAGCTTCATCACACAGGCATATCTCGTCGAGAAATACGGTCTGCGGCTGTCGGTTGACCAGCTAGCAGAAGTGCTCGCGATGAAGCCGCAGACCATATACAACCAGGTGTCTAAATGCACCCTTGCAGTGCCGACGTATGTGGATGGTGGAAAGCGGTTTGCCGACTATCGCGACGTCGCGATCTACCTAGACGAGTGTCGTGCGCGCAAAAGAGAGGCATGACGGAAGCTTTCCGGCCAGCGGTGCGCATTTGATAGGATCCGCGGCTAGCTCGCGCAGGCCGACTCAGGTCAGCGTTTTCATAGTGCTACCTGGAGCCGTTGTGTCAGAAGTCGATGATTCGGAGGCAGCGCGTCCACGGAAGCGGCAGCTCGACGATGACACCATCCAGACGCTGTTGAATTCCGTAACGCTCGAACAAATTCGCGAGGCAGTTTTTCGACTGTCGCCGCGACGGAGCATTCCGGTTCGCACACATGCAGATGCCTATGAAGCGCTTGTTCATACGCAGGCCGGCGATGCTGGCATTCGAACTGCCCTTCTCGACGTCGAACGAACACATCCGTTTAAACACTGCCTTCTGCTACGCTTCAAAAATGCGCCAGAGGCAGCGAACTTGGTTCAGAAAGCATATCACCGGGGGAACTATTCTTTTACTTTGAGCTACGTCAGCACTACGCCCGTGCTTTCGCTCACTTTCGAACACTTAGTCGAAGTTAAAGAATGGGTAGAAGTCGAACCAACTGTTCGAAAACTGCAGTCCGTGCAGACTCGACAGCCAATTGTGGTGCGATTTAACTCTGCGACTAGCCTTGTCACCTTAAGCTACCCTGGCTTTACTAATAACCAAAGCACAAAAGGGAACGGCTCCACTTACGAGCCCGTTATATCAGCACTTCTGCATATCTTGAAATATGAACTCAATGCATCGCTGAGCGTTCTCCCCATCAAAGATTCTCTTAGAAATTTTCTCGATGGAGAAAACCGGCGGGTAATTAGAGTGAGAGCAGATGTAGACCACTCACATATTAGGGTAGATTTAAGCTCGAAAGCACAATCCAATCACATTGAGCAAGGTTTAGCCTCTTTTATTGGAGACTACCTTCCAAAGGGATTTGATCTGTCGGTAATAAGCGAAGCAGCAAAGAAGGCTTTCAATAACGCGACCGTAAATTCTATTGTGCTTTTCTGGCTGCAGGAAAGCATATTCACCCGATTGCGATTTTGGGATGCCGGCACTGAATTGCTATTTATTTGGAATAAAGAAACCCCTAATTACCGAATAGTCGATGCGATTGCGCAGGTTCTATCAGATGCCAGCTTAGAAATCCTTGTAAATGGTGTTACTGGCACCCCAGTTGCTTGGATAGCATCGCAGCCGCCACTCGCCATAATCACGCCAGGCGACCTTGCGATGCGTGCACAGCTTCCGCCTGGTTCAGCAGGGAAGATCCTTGTCAAAGCTTTAAATGCGGGCTTGGTTGAGCCCGTATATCGTGTAAATCGCGAATTGTGTCCAATGCCGTATGAGCCAGACTGGAATCCGATCCTAGCGGAGGTTCAGCAAGAGGTTTATGAATATAGATTGAGCGCTGCTGACGAGCCGACGATTAACGACATTGAGGTCGCTTTTCGCCGCATCGCCATGGGTACATCGAGGAATGTTCAGTGAGCTATGCGATGGCGGAATTCCTGCGGGACTTGGTTGAAAACAATATCGATCCTGATGATCAGATATTTAATTATCTGTGCAAGGTAGACGTCAAGAGGATTCAGTCCTTGCTGAGGCGGCTTGATTTAATCAGAGCGTTTGATGCCACCAGCGTTGCGCGAGCGCGTACCAAGCAGCATAAATATCCAACCAAAGCCTCTACTCAAGCACAACGTTCGCGACTGCTTGGTAAAACTTTGGAAACTTTGATGCTATCTATGCTGCGAGGCTGCAGAGGCATCGAAATTGGCGCCAATCTCAGAAGTACAACTTCAGAAATTGATTTCATGGTGCAAGTTAATACGCTTGCTTTTGCCATCCCTTTCTTCAAAGATGCGGCGCCCCATTTGATCGGCGAAGCAAAATGCTATACAACGGGATTCAAAAGTGAATGGGTTAATGAACTCGTTGGGCTGATGAACGTCCACAATACAAAGCACAGCATCATCTTCACAGCATGCCCTTCGAAAAATTTACGGACAGATCATCGGCAGCTGCTGCAAATTCATAACGCGCGTGGCGATCGCGTAATCCCATTTGGTTTGGCCCAGGTAACCCAAATTGCAAATGGCGCCAATTTTCTTAAGGTGCTATCGAATCAGTATGTCAAAGTACTGAACTCAACCACTGACCTCACCATCTAACTTTCGGTTAATTTTGACATCATGAAGTGACTCTGGTTTCAGCTGTGTATACCGACGGAGGTGGCGCCAGTCTTTATGCCCCGTCACTAGCGCAACTTGCTGGATCTGGAAACCGTCTTCGAACAAGCGGCTGGTGCCTTCGTGGCGCATGTCATGGAGGTGAAGATCAGGGATACCTAACGTCCTACATGCGTCTTTGAAGTATTTCGAAATAGTTTGAGGGTGGACTGGAAAGATTCTTTGATCCATATCGCTTACCGCGGGTCTAATCTGCCGTTGCATTACCGCCCATGCATCTGTAAGCAGCGGCACCCACTGGTCGTTTCCCTTCTTACGCCGCGGATCTTTTCGATCCCGTATCAGCACTAATCGCTTCATTTCGTCTACGTCGTTCCAAGCAATCCTCGCAACCTCTCCGCGCCGCATTGCTGTATGAGCGCTGAAGAGCACGAAATCGGCATAGAGTGGGCCACGGTTTTCAGTCAACCACTTGAGAATCCTCGCAAGCTCATCCTCGAGTGGCCGGCGCTCTCGCATGCCTCCGCCGCCAATCAATCCAAGGTAGGCTAGCTTCGGCCTGGCGACGCCTATCACGTCAGGCAATCCATTGCCGGCATATCGCAGCACGGTGCCCAGCTTCGACAAGTCACAGTTCACTGTGTAGGGACCGGCGCCCTCATCCTTGCGCCTCTGCGCCCAGCCAAGTAAATCGTCGACGGACAGTGCTTCAGCTGGCAGCGGCCCGAGGTTGACCTCCAGCTGCGTCAGCACATAGTGCTCGCTGGAGGTGTCTAGGATTGGTTTACTAACCGCGCGCAGCTCTCGGTACTTGACGATCAGCTTGCCGATGGTGACGGCCGTTGCAACTTTGGGCACCTGGCCAGCATCAATCTGCGACTCGATCGCGCGTGCCCATTCGTTGGCAGCCGCCTTGGTGTCAAAGCGCTTGCTGATAGGCTTATGACCCTTGCGGCGGATCAAGGCGCGCCAACGCCCTTCGACTTTGGAAATCGACGCCAT